ATGAGTGAAGTAACAGATTTAGTTGTTATTGAAAAAGCAAATGCAATGACTGTATTTCAGCATGCCGACCAGATTGAAGAAATCCTTCAAAAGGTTGAACGTGAAGTTATGTCCTTTGTGCCTGATATCACAACGGCAAAGGGCAGAAAGGAGATCGCTTCTCTGGCGTATAAAGTTGCGCAGACGAAAACATATCTCGATGGTATTGGCAAAGACCTTGTTGCTGAACTGAAGGAAATTCCAAAGCTAATTGATGCCAACCGCAAGACAGTGCGCGATCGCCTTGATGAACTGAAAGCCAAGGCGCGCCAGCCTCTTACTGATTATGAGTGGGAGCAGGCACGGATTAAAGCCGAAGAAGAAGCTAAGGCAGCAGCTGAAGCTCTCGCAAAGCAAATTGAGTCTGACCATGAAATAGCGATTTTGATGGATCGCGAATTTGACCGCCAAAGAGAAGAGGCAAGACTCAAAACGGAGCAGGAAAAGCGAGAGCATGAAGAACGCTTAAAAAGAGAGGCTGAAGAGAAAGCCAGAGCTGAAGCCGAAGCAAAGGCAAAAGCCGAAATTGAAGCAGCAGCAAGGCGAGAAGCAGAAGCTAAGGCCGCAGCGGAACGTGCAGAGCGTGAACGCATTGAAGCCGAGCAACGAGCACAGCGCGAAGCAAAAGAGGCAGCAGAACGAGCTGAAAGAGAAAAGCAGGCAGCAATTGAAGCAGAACGCAGAAAAGCACAGGAGGAGGCTGAACGAATCCGTCGCGAGGCTGAAGCAAAAGAGCAAGCCAGAATAGCAGAAGAAAAAAGAATCAAGGACGAAGAAGAGCGTAGAGCAAAGGATAAAGCTCACCGGAAAGAAGTAAATAACAAAATACTTGCTGACCTTATCAAGGTTGGTGCATCAGAAGATGTTGCTAAAAATATCATAACAGCCATCGTAAAAGGCGAAGTATTCGCAACAAAAATAACCTACTAATAAAACCAACATAAGGAACCACCCATGATTTACGCAATCGCGGGAGGCGCTCGCATGGGTGCCTTCCAACTAAATGAATCTTTACTTGAACGAATCACCCGTAAATTACGTGACGGATGGAAAAGAGTTGAGGTCTTATTATGCGCAATGAAATAGCCATCAATCACCAGATGCTTCGTGCTGCACAAAACAAAGCAGTAATAGCCAGATTTATTGGTGATTCCAAAATGTGGCTTGAAGCAAATAAAGCGATGAAATCAGCTATCAACCTTCCGTGGTATCGCAGGAAATGAGTTTTACAGATAACTGGTCAGACGAAGAATTCATTCGTCAGATGAAAGAATTAATCGGTAACGAAGGAGATATTCATGTCACTTGCAACCACAGTGAAGGAGAGCAAGTTACAGAGACGCATGTACACGCAGCAGGCGTTAATGTATCGCCAGAAGGGAGATCGTGAAGGTGTTCGCGTATTTTTAAATGCGGCAAAGACTGAAGTATTAAATCAGCGTTATTTCCTTGGGCCATGTCCATTCTGAGGTGAATTATGGATTTGAATAAATTCGATGAGCCATTCAGCCCTGAAGATATCGAATGGCGAATACAGCAAAGCGGTAAAACACGCGATGGCAAGGTGTGGGCTATGGTGCTGGCTTATGTCACGAACCGGGCAATCATGAAACGCCTGGACGATGTTTGCGGCAAAGCAGGATGGCGCAATGAATACCGCGATATTCCCAACAACGGCGGCGTTGAATGCGGCATATCAATCAAGATTGATTCCGAATGGGTAACCAAATGGGATGCTGCTGAAAACACGCAGGTAGAAGCCGTCAAAGGCGGTCGTTCCGGTGCAATGAAGCGCGCTGCCGTTCAGTGGGGAATCGGTCGGTATCTGTATAACCTTGAGGAAGGTTTCGCACAAACATCTCTCGATAAAAAGCAGGGGTGGCACAGGGCAAAACTGAAGGATGGAACAGGATTTTACTGGTCCCCTCCATCGCTGCCGGGATGGGCAATCCCAGCATCAGATAACAAACCATCACCAGAAAATACCAACCAGAAATCTCCATCGGTTGACTGCGAACAAATTCTGAAAGAATTCAGCGATTATGTGTCAACAGAAACTGACAAGAAAAAACTCATCGAGCGTTATCAGCGTGACTGGCAATTAATGGCTGGAAACGAGGAGGCGCAGGCTAAATGCGTTCAGGTAATGAACATCAGAGTTAACGAACTAAAACAGGCGGCATAAATGGCAATCAGAGGCGTAAATAAGGTGATCATTATTGGTCGCCTTGGGCATGATCCAGAAATCAGATATTCACCATCAGGAACGGCATTTGCAAACCTTACAGTTGCTACGTCAGAACAGTGGCGTGATAAGCAAACTGGAGAGCAAAAGGAGCAGACGGAGTGGCACCGTGTGGTAATGAGCGGGAAACTGGCAGAAATTGCCAGCGAATATCTGCGAAAAGGCTCTGAGGTTTATCTTGAAGGCAAATTGCGGACAAGAAAATGGCAGGATCAAAGCGGACAGGATCGGTTCACTACCGAAGTCATCGTGGGCGTTGGTGGAACCATGCAAATGCTTGGTGGCAAGCAAGGAGGCAATGAACAGTCTTCACCTCAGCGAAATAACGGTCAGCAACAAAGACAGCAATCTCAGCAGCAGGGGAATCACAGCGAACCACCTATGGATTTTGACGACGATATCCCCTTTGCACCAGTAACTCTCCCCTTCCCTCGTCACGCTATTCACGCAATTTAATCAGGAGAAAATCATGCCAGCGCCTCTGTATGGTGCGGATGACGTGCGCCGCTGTTCCGGCAAATCCGTATCGGAGGTGCTGGATAAATTCAGAAAAAACTACGACCTGATAATGTCTCTACCGCAGGAAACGAAAGAGGAAAAGGAATTTCGCCACTGTATATGGCTTGCAGAGAAAGAAGAACGAGAGCGAATTTACCAGACATCAATCCGACCATTCCGCAAAGCCACATATACCCACTTCCCTGAATATATCGACCCGCGCCTGCGTAATTACCGCTCACGCTATGGCGCTATCAGTAATGACTGAGGAATTTACCATGAGAGGACTTGCATACAATCCCGGCATTCTTCCGGCAGAAATGATTATTCGCCAACGCGTAAAGCCAATGCCATCGAGAGAGGAATTGCTTAAGAGAAATTCTTTTCCATCAGTGAATCAAAACAAATATCTGAATGCGATGTGGCGCAAAGGAGGCAACCAGTGAGCGAAATTAACTATCAGGCACTGCGCGAGGCGGCAGAGAAAGCGACGTGGGGAGACTGGGACTCATATAAACCACACCGTGGCGCACGTGGTTATGAGGTCCGACTAAGTAGTCAGGCCATTGCGCAACACGTTCTGAAAAACAACGCTGAATTTATTGCTGCCTTTAATCCAAAGGTTGCTTTGGCACTACTGGATGAACGGGAAAGAAACCGGCAATACATCAAACGCCGCGACCAGGAGAACGAGGATATTGCGCTAACGGTAGGGAAGCTGCGTGTTGAGCGGGAGGCAGCAAAAAAACGCATAGCAGAACTGGAAGCCGAACTCGTAAGCCAAACTTACAAGTTGAACGAGCTATCGGGCAACTCTCCGGTAACTCCGGATGGTTGGATAAGCTGTAGTGAGCGAATGCCGGATACCAAAACAGCCGTTCTTGTTGCCAGGGAGTTTGACAGGAAAGGTGACTGGCGAATGAAATGGGCGACTTACATCCCGGGTCATCCTGACGCTAATGATGGGTGGATAATTCCTGGTGCGTCGTGGAAACCGTCACACTGGATGCCGCTACCAGAGCCTCCACTTTGAAAGCGAAGCTTATACATATCTTTTACATCAGCAATCTATTGTTAATCTCCAATCAATGTTACGTTGTCATCTCACTCATGCTTTGGAGGTAGTGATATGTCTTGTCCAAAATGCGGTTCTGGAAATATTGCAAAAGAAAAAACAATGCGTGGATGGTCTGGTGATTATGTGTGCTGCGATTGCGGATACAACGACTCTAAAGACGCATTTGGAGAGCGTGGTAAAAACGAGTTTGTTAAAATTAATAAAGAACGCGAAGGCAACGAAAAAAGCTAATTTATTTATTCATATATGAAAACAATGTAACCAATATTCGAATTGAAGAACTGAAAGAACACCAAGCCGCCTGATGGCGGTTTTTTATTGCCTGATTTGCAGGTTCGATTCCCTATTCGGAGATAGCACTCATGCAACACGAACTACAGCCTGATTCACTGGTTGATTTGAAATTCATCATGGCTGATACTGGCTTCGGTAAGACCTTCATCTATGACCGGATTAAGTCCGGCGACCTGCCAAAAGCCAAAGTTATCCACGGTCGAGCAAGATGGTTATATCGCGACCATTGTGAATTCAAAAATAAGCTCTTAAGCCGCGCCAATGGGTAAAATAGCGGGTAAAATATTTCTCACATCTAAAAAACACCATTCCAATCAATCCCCTGCCGCTTCAAGTAGATGTCTGCAGGGGACACCAGATACCCTTCAAACGAAATCTACCTTCACCCCGTAAAAGATGGGTTTGGCAGCACACTTGCCTTATATCTACTCATTTTTACTGCAACAGGTTGAAATCTCAGCACTGTCAGAAAGCGCTGATGACTAAACAGCCCTGGGCCGGGCGATGTAACCATCACACAGAATCCTGATAGCGAAATATGGCGTGACTCGATACTTCACTCCGCAATGCATTCCTTGATGAATTCGCAGGACCGTGATACACGGGACAGGTCACTGAATGACGACAATGTCCTGGAAATCAGCGAACCGCGCATCTGAAGTACATTTGAGCGACTGTACCAGAACATGAATGAGGCGTTTGGATTAGGCGATTATTAGCAGGGCTAAGCATTTTACTATTATTATTTTCCGGTTGAGGGATATAGAGCTATCGACAACAACCGGAAAAAGTTTACGTCTATATTGCTGAAGGTACAGGCGTTTCCATAACTATTTGCTCGCGTTTTTTACTCAAGAAGAAAATGCCAAATAGCAACATCAGGCAGACAATACCCGAAATTGCGAAGAAAACTGTCTGGTAGCCTGCGTGGTCAAAGAGTATCCCAGTCGGCGTTGAAAGCAGCACAATCCCAAGCGAACTGGCAATTTGAAAACCAATCAGAAAGATCGTCGACGACAGGCGCTTATCAAAGTTTGCCACGCTGTATTTGAAGACGGATATGACACAAAGTGGAACCTCAATGGCATGTAACAACTTCACTAATGAAATAATCCAGGGGTTAACGAACAGCGCGCAGGAAAGGATACGCAACGCCATAATCACAACTCCGATAAGTAATGCATTTTTTGGCCCTACCCGATTCACAAAGAAAGGAATAATCGCCATGCACAGCGCTTCGAGTACCACCTGGAATGAGTTGAGATAACCATACAGGCGCGTTCCTACATCGTGTGATTCGAATAAACCTGCATAAAAGACAGGAAAAAGTTGTTGATCAAAAATGTTATAGAAAGACCACGTCCCCACAATAAATATGACGAAAACCCAGAAGTTTCGATCCTTGAAAACTGCGATAAAATCCTCTTTTTTTACCCCTCCCGCATCTGCCGCTACGCACTGGTGATCCTTATCTTTAAAACGCATGTTGATCATCATAAATACAGCGCCAAATAGCGAGACCAACCAGAAGTTGATATGGGGACTGATACTAAAAAATATGCCGGCAAAGAACGCGCCAATAGCATAGCCAAAAGATCCCCAGGCGCGCGCTGTTCCATATTCGAAATGAAAATTTCGCGCCATTTTTTCGGTGAAGCTATCAAGCAAACCGCATCCCGCCAGATACCCCAAGCCAAAAAATAGCGCCCCCAGAATTAGACCTACAGAAAAATTGCTTTGCAGTAACGGTTCATAAACGTAAATCATAAACGGTCCGGTCAAGACCAGGATGAAACTCATACACCAGATGAGCGGTTTCTTCAGACCGAGTTTATCCTGAACGATGCCGTAGAACATCATAAATAGAATGCTGGTAAACTGGTTGACCGAATAAAGTGTACCTAATTCCGTCCCTGTCAACCCTAGATGTCCTTTCAGCCAAATAGCGTATAACGACCACCACAGCGACCAGGAAATAAAAAAGAGAAATGAGTAACTGGATGCAAAACGATAGTACGCATTTCTGAATGGAATATTCAGTGCCAT